TCGGATGGCGGCTACGGAAGCTGGTGGTGGTGGCGTGCTCCGAGGTCGGGTTATAGCAGTTATTTCGTTGTTGTCAACCACGACGGCACTGTCAACTCCGGCTACGCGTACATCACCGGCGGCGTGTCCCCCTGCTTTGCAATTTAATCGCCAAATCAAATAATCCGGCAAATGAAAATTTGCCATTATGATAGTAAATATATAACAGGAGATAGAAAAATGGAAAACGAAAAAGAAGTCAGCAAATTGGAAGCAAATGAAACCGACGTTCTCAAAGCGATAGCGTTCTACCTTGTCAAAGTGCATAGGATCGCGCCCGAAGGCAGGAAGCAGAAGAAGAGCGCGAGAGAGATCGACAAGATGGCGTTGCTCACGGTCGAGTATATGCAGAAGAACGTCGACAAGAAGGTTCTCGACGACTACTTCAAAGCGAAGAAGTATATCGAGGAATAAGGCAAAACAAAGGCGAGCGGTATGGTGTTATTTATAATAATATTATATCTCTCGCCTGTTATCATAAGGAGATAAGTTATGGCAGATAAAAAGAAAACAGACAAGCATCATGGGGCGGCGGGCGACGGCTTCGATCTCGTTCCGACAAAGAAAGACGGAACGCCTGCGAAGAACGACAAGTACGGAAACCCCGTCACCGAAGGCACCGGCAAAGGGAAAGGCGTTGTCTTGAAGAATTACTATCAGATCAGCAACAAGAACATCTCTGCTCCGTCCCCCGAAGAGATCGTCAAACATCTTACGCGCCCGTATTGGTCTATCAATTCAATGCCGATTGAGTATGTCTTCACCTCTATAATAGAATATTTTAATAGTCTTATAGAGCCAATATATAAGCGCGTACCCGTTTTGGACGACGAGGGAAACCCTATAAAAGACAGCGACGGAAAAGAAATCGAGCAGACCGCGCTTGTGAACTATGCCTATAAGAACGTGCCCACGCGCTACGGGCTTGCGCAGGCGTTAGGCGTTAGCCTTACCACGCTTGACGGCTACCTGCGTATAGATAACAATAATAATGACAGTTCAAAAGATAATAGTGGTAATAATAGTCATAGTAAAGGCTATACTTCGCATCAGCAGAACACCAACCCGAACCGCGATAACCACCTTATATCTATGACAGATTTAACAGAAGACAGTATATATATCAGTATATATGGCGAGGATGTGCTGTACGACGACGGACTGCGGGAAAGATTGTGCAGGAAGACCGAGAAAGACGTGAAGGTCTTTCTTCTCAAAAGAGCGATGTCCGAAATTATGCAGTTTCACGAACAGCGGCTCGGCTTGAACGAGAACGTGACGGGATCTCTGTTCGCATTGCTTAATTCGCGCGACGGGTGGACGAACGACCACACGGTTAAAGTGGAGTTCCCCGACCTTCTCGGCAAGATCCGCACCACGGAAGAACTCGATGCAATGAAGGATCTCGAAGAACCTGTTATTGTTATGGGCGAAAAAGACGGCGTTTTCACGCCCATCACGGATTTTGACGACGACGAGTAAACGAAAACGCAACTTTACGGCGGTGTTTAGTTGAAAAAGATTGCCGTAAAGAGCCGTAGAACGCGCTGTAAGCGATTTTCGCCGCTCGGACGGGAAAACACCCGACCGAAGTGCTTTCGTTGAAAATTGGGGCATTGTAGCGCGTTTGGCGGCGTACTGAAAAAGATAGAGCGAGCGGAAAAAGATAAATCCGCTCGTTTTTCTATGGAGAAAAAGACCAACGGAAAAGATTTCGCCGCAAAAGATTGGTGAAAAAGATACAGGAAAAAGAAAAAGATAGACGTAAAAGATTTGAAAAAGATTTTACCGCGAAAAAGATCGGCAAAAGATAGCCGCCGCCCCATTGCACACGCGCATTATGCGCACGCACGGCAACGCGCCGCGCGCCCTACTGATAAGATGCACACCCACGCGCCCGCCCGCGATAATTGCGCACGATAACAAGCAATCAAGCGCACGCGCCCGCGATGGCTTCAACCGTTCGCCGCTCTGAATGGTTGCGCCGGTGGCGGTCTTTGGGGTTGTTTGTCGGACTGTTTTACTATTGATGGGGAATAATTCGGAAGTGTCTTTTATTATCAATAGTTTTTCGGGGGCTTCTGCGGGTGTCTTTCAGACGTTCGACCGCGCGACCGTGGGCGGCTTCTCTTGTTCTCTCTGCGCCGATTTTGGCGCGGTTTCTCGGCTCACGTTCTGCCGCCCTGCGTGGCTCTCTGCGGCTCGTTTGGCTTCGGTTCGGGTTCTCGGTCGGCTTCGCCTGCTCTCGTTTGCTATGGGCGCAAAATGGCAATAAAAAAGGCTTGCACAGTCGGCAAGCCTTGCGGGGTTGGTTGGTATTACTTGAAATATTTATTTATTGCTTTGATAAACTCGGCGAAGAGTGCAACAACGATGCAGAGAACCATGCGCGCACCTCTTAACGATCGCCCGCACCGATTGCGGGATTATAACAAAGCGGCAATTCATACCACAAGCCGCCGCCGCGCTGATCTCTGAACGTCGTTAAAAGGCTTTTACAAGCAAGGCGGGCGACGAGGTCATGCGCCTTTGAAGACCATTTTATATATAAGTCGCTTTCGTGGTGGTCGATGTCTTCGGGCGGGAGTACCTGCGCCGCGATCGCGTGAAACTCTCCCGGCTGTATAAGGGTTAAAAACTCGCGCGCTTTTTCAATGTGCTTGCGGATCTCGTCAAGGCTCTTGCGGAACGCTTCGACGCTCGCAAAGTCTTTTGCGGCGGTCTTTTTCTCGTGCTTTTCAAGGTAGGCGGCGGCTTCTTTGAGATGGTGCGCGCATTCTTCGATGCGGTTGAAATCGTTTTCACCTTCGCCCGCCCCAAGAAGACCACCCGCCGCGCGTGCAACCCTCTTTAATTCTTCGCGTGCTTTTGCGTTTTCCTCGGTGAAGTCTTGCCGCATATATTCGGCTTTTGCTCTCTCCGCACGAAGGGCGGCGGCTCTGCGTTTCAGATCCTCGCGGCGTTCTAAAATAATATAGCCGCTTTTGTCGATTATTTCGCCCGCTTCCGTGTAGGGGTGCGCCGGGCAAAATGCGAATTTGAACTTGAACGGGCGCGCGTTGCTCTCTTTGTCTTTGATGGTGATCTCTTGAAGCCTGCGCCCATAGTTGGAATAATACACGGGGCGCGCTTCGGTTACGTCGTAGCGTTTCGCGGTGTCGGCTTTGTATGTTTCATCGGGGTTGTACTTGGGTTCGCGCTCGTGTTGGGCATCTTGATAGATAATATATATATATTTCGTTCTTTTCTTTCTCACTTCTTCAAAATCACCAACGCCGAAAAAGTGATCTATTTTATAATCATACCAACGCCCGATCATGTCGGAATGTTGCGCGCCTATAACGCGATGCGGGTTGACTTCGACGGCGCGCAAATCTCTTTCGGGGCTTCCGCAACGGTCAAAGCATTTTAATAATATATATATATTCAGATTGTCAAGCGTTTCGGCGTTTATCGCCTTTTTAACGCTGTTCAGGGTGAACGCTCCGAACGTCTGCACAACTTCAAACGGCTTGCAGAAATCGAAAGCGCATTGACGATGCAAAAATTGCAACGCTTTGGGGTTGTCTTTCAATAATTCTTTGACGGTTGCGGGGTTCGTGGTTAATTGGTTTAATTTCATGGTTTCTCCTTTTCCGCTTTTGGCGGTGGCTGTTAGGGTTGCCAACCTCTAAATTTAATCACATTATAACACGCGCGGCGGCGTTTGTCAATACTTTTTTTGTACTTTTTCAAAAAATCTTTTTACTTTTGCATTTTGGCGCGGGTTGCACCGTGGGCGGCTTGCCCGGCTTGGGGTGCTTCCCCTTTTGGCGATCACACCCACCCGCCGTCCGTTGAGCCGTGTCTGCACCCGAAATTATAAAAAATCCCCACCGCCCGAACTCCACTTTCTACGGGGCGGCAAAAAAGAAAAAAGGGCGTTCTCAAAACTTTTTCAAAAAAATTAAGATTTGTCCAAAAAAAGTATTGACTTTTCAAAAACATTGTGGTAGAATGGTGTCAACAAAGCAAAGGAGCCGAATACGATGGAACAGAAAAAATACGCCCAATACGACGTTAGTGACGAACTCAACGCGAAGGTGCTTTCGGAGATTGCTCGCGCAAAGGCGTTGACGAAGACGAAGGACTGCGATATTGCGCAAAGGCTCGGAAAGACAAAGCAAGGCTATTCCGCGATGGTAAGCAACAACCTTTCAAGGCTTGGCAGTATCGAAGCGATTGCAAATGCGCTCGGATTTGACGTTGAGATCAAGTTCGTGCCGAAGGAGAAGTGATATGAATTACAGCGAAGCGATCGAGATTTTGTCGAAAATGAAGGCAAAGTTTGAGAAGGAGAAGCCCGCGTGGTATGCTACCGCTACCGAAGACGAGAAGGCGGCTTTCGAGCAGAAAAACGCAGACAAGATCCTTGCCCTCGAATGCGCTTTGAAGTGCATTAAAGGGCATAAGCAACTTGCCCGCGCCGCAGAGTATATCACGGCGAACATTCTTTCAGAAGGAGAAGAGCAATGAGCAAAATCGACGATATTAAAACAATCCGCGAGCGTACCGAGTTCGCTTTCAGCCTGCAAGCCTGCAAGGATGCTTATGAAGCGCATGGGTGCGACGTAGAAGCGGCTATTGCCTATCTTTCGTCCATGATTGTGAAGCCCGTAAACGAGTTGACCGATACAGAGAGAGCAGAGATTGAAGCCTACAAGAAGAAGGCAGAGAAGCGCGCTTCCAAGAAAAGCGAATATCCTTCCGAGAAACAGAGAACTCATGGCGTTATTGCGGCGGTAGGAGCAATTCTCTTCTTCCTGCTCGGCGTTGCTTCGTTGGTTCTCTCCATTGTCGAGAAAGGTTCAAGCGGGTGGATCGCGCCGACGGTCATAGGGTTTGTTCTCTCTGTTGTGTGCGCGTTCGCTTGGAGTTCCGCGAAGACAATGAGCAAGGAAGAATACGACAGAGCAAATCGAGTTGTCCCGAAGGAGATTACCTACCGCGAAGGCGATACGCTCGCGTGCCCCTGTTGCGGTTCTCACGAAGTACAATTCTTTGAGCCGAAGTTCAACCGGCGTAAAGCCCTTCTCGGCACCGTAATTTCGGGAAGTCTGCTCGGCGCGTATTTCGGAGTTCCGAAGCCGGGCGAATATAAAGCAGTCTGCAACCATTGCGGGCACCATTGGAAGGCGAAAATCAAGTAATCACCGATACAACCGAATAGTAATAACCACATAATTGGTTTTGAAATTTTGAGTGCATAGACACATTCCCATCTTGGGATAACTATGCACTTTTTTATTTGCAGGAGAAACAACCATGATTTATAGCAAAGAAATTTCGCAGGAAGAGAACGTAAGGCTCAACGGGTATATAAGCGCGCTGTCGGGGATCCCAAAACTCGTGGACTGCGAGAAACTGTTTGAGTTCCTTCGTATCTTACGGGCGAACTACGGCACCGCCGTTCAGAAGTTCGTCAACAAAATCAATATCAAGATCTTGCGCCCGGCGATCACGTTTATTTGGACGAAAAGCAAGTTTACGCTCGAATACAGGAACCGCGCATTCGACCTGTCGAGAAAGAGCCTGCTTTTTTCTGCGCGGGACGACTTCGACAGTTTTATGCTTTACACCGAAATTGACCGCCCGACGGCAGACAAATTTTGGCAACCGCGCCGCAACTCGAAGATGCGCGAAGCGTGCGAAGCGTTGCAGGAACTCGCGGACGACAAAATCGACGTTCTTTTCATGGCAGAGCCGCCCCGTGTCGGAAAGACCACGCTTGGTCTTTGGTTCGATGCATGGTATGCGGCAAAAGCCGCAGTTGAGAATTGGAGCGAGCAGTCCATTCTCGCGGTCGGACACAGCGCGAGCCTTGTAGCGACGTTCTACGAAGAGATAGGTCAGTTTGTTGAAGGCGATAAATACAAATTCCTCGAAGTGTTCCCCGAACTGCGCGAGCGTATCTCTTACAGCGCAAAACACCAAACGATAAACTTTGGCGACGAGAGAAGATATAAGTCGCTTTCCTTCCGCTCTGCCGACGGATCCCTTGCCGGTGGCGTTGAAGCGGGATTGTTGCTTCACATCGACGACCTTATCGCCAATATGGAAGAAGCAATGAACCCCGACAGACTTGAAAAGAAGTGGGTTACGCTCTACGGCGATATTCGTCAACGTAGAAAAGAAGGCTCCAAGATCTTGTATATCGGTACAATTTGGAGCCTAATGGATCCGCAGGTACGTTTCCGCGATCTTCTCGCAGAGGATCCCAATTACAGGATAAAAATAATCGAATTGCCTGCGCTTGACGAGAACGACGAGAGCAACTTCGACTTTAAGGGCGGGTTTTCTACGGCGCACTATCGCTCTGAACGGGCGGGCATGGACGAGATTACTTGGAATTGTATTTATCAACAAGAGCCGATGGAGAGAGAGGGACTGTTGTTCTCCGAGAGCCTGTTTGATACATTCGACGAAGAGGTCTTGAAGGTAAAGCCAAAGTTCAAAGATGCTTTCGTTGACGTTGCGTGGGGCGGCACGGACTTCGTGGCAATGCCGATTGTCTATGAGTACGACGACGGTTTGTATCTTGCGGACGTTGTTCTCAACAAAGGAAACAAGGAGATTACACAGCCGATCGTTGCGACGAGGATAAAAAATCACACGTTGCCCTATGTTCCATTCGAGGGCAATAACGGCGGCGACGAGTATGCAGACAGGGTAAAAACGCTTTTGTCAGAAATGCAATATATTTGCAAAATCACATCGCCGAAGTCGCCAAACACGGCGAACGCAAAGTTGCAGAGGATCATTCAATACTCGCCCGAAATACAGAAAATAAAACTGCTGTCGAAGAAGCAGAGAACGCCCGAATATCAAGCGTTCGTTTCACAGGTTTTGAAGTTTAACCAAAACGGAAAAAACAAAAACGACGATGCGCCGGATAGCCTTGCTCTGCTCTTTATGAACCGCGCGAAGAAGCCGAAACCCGTCAAGGTTTTGCCGAAGGAATACAAGTTGATATGAGTTCGATTTCGCATTAAGCCGTAAAAATCTTACGGCAAATCAACTTTCAATCAAGTATTTTGGCAAAAAGTATTGACAATTTATTGATTTCGGTGTATAATTCAAGCGAAGTATATTGGAAAGGTGTATTCTCATGGCTGTTGGTGAATTTGAAAAAGTCGATATTCCCGATATGTTTGGACGTAAGAAGTATTTTACGCCCTTTACGAGTGAGCAACTCAACAAAGGGAATATTGTAAGCATCGTAAAAACCTACTACGACCAATTCGCCGCAGAGGTTCCGAGCATCATGTTCCTTCACGATTACTTCAAAGGCAAACAGCCAATCCTTGACAAGACGAGGGACGAACTCGCCCACGCAAACTCTAAAATCGTAATCAACCTTGCGAGAACCGCCTGCAAAAACATTAAGGCGGCGTTTATCGGAGAGGAAACACAATACCTTCCCATCGACAGCAACAGCGAACAGCAAAAGGCGGCGTTAAAGAGCCTGCTTACGCTTTACAGGCAGATCGAAGAGCCTGCGCACAACTCTCGCATTGAAGGCGACCGTGGCAAGTATGGCTACGCCTACGAGTTTATCAAAATGCAAAAAAACGGCAAGACGAAACTCAAACGCCTTCTGCCGTTTAAGACCTCTATGGTATTCAGCGAAGACGACGAAGATGAAGTTGTGTTTGCTTATAACTTCTACGAACGCCTGAACGAAAAAGGCGAAAAAATCGGTCTTCATTTCAAGACTTACACCCCCGCGCTATGCTTTGAGTTTGACACAAGCACGTCCTGCGAACTCGAAGGCGAGGTTAAAGAGGTCACGAACCCAATCGGCATTATCCCGATTGTTATGTACCCGAACAATGACGAATTGATGGGCGACTTTGAACCCGCAATTCCTATCCTCGATGCCATCAACAAGACATACAGCAACAGGATAGACAATATTGACGACATCGTTGAAGCGTTCCTCGTTTTCGTAAACACGGAGATCTTCGAGCAGAAGACGGACGAAAACGGGAAGGTCACTTACGACAACACGAAACTCAAAACCATGAAGAAAAACAAGGCTATTGAGATCCGTGGAGAGCAGGGATTGCCTGCCGACGTGAAGCACGTCGTCAATAAGTTAGACCAAAAGAACATTCAGATCGTTTGCGACAACCTTGTAAGGCTCGCCTACGTCGTAATGGGCGTTCCCGATGGCGTAAACTCGAAATCGAGCGGCGGTTCAGACAGCGCAGAAGCAGACAAAACGATGGAAGGCTTCGAGCAGTTCGAGCAACTTCTTAACGACAAGGAGCGGCTCTTCAAGAAATCCATCAAACTGCGTTTGGCTATTATCCGTGAGTTGCATAAACTCGATACGGCGACCGACCTGTCGAAACTCGAACCCGAAAACGTCGATATTCGCTTTATCCGCTCCAAGAGCCTGAACGGATCTTCGGTTGCGGTTATCATTCAGACATTGCGCAAGACGGGACTGTTCTCGCCTGATACGCTTATTGCTCTGTCTAACCTCTGCGAAAGCCCGCAGGAAGAAATCGACAAGATCACCGGCAACTTCAAAAAGTTGCTCGACGAAGGCAAGATCACGCAACTGCAATACAATATGCTCGTCGTTGCGTTCTATTGCCCAAATGTGGACTTGGCAACCATATTCCCGAATGTTGCGCAGGACAACGGTTCGGGAGAAGGCGGCAACAATGAATAATAAGCCGTCGAGATACAAGAAAGTTCGCTGTCCCATCTGCAACAAGGTTATTACGGAAAGCGAACTCGAATACGATTTTAATTGCACCGGCGCACCGACCAACAGGTTTTTGTGTCCGCGTTGCAAAAAAATGATCTTCTACACGGTAAGACCGAAGAAGGACGACACGCCCGTATCGACCAAAGCGTAGAGATCAATAATTGTTACCAAGCGAAAATGCTTGCGAAAGTGCTTTGCACCTACCTCGAAAGAGTGTACGGCGTAAGGCACTTTTTGCCTTTTAATAGGTGTGAACGTCGCAAATTGCGGCGAAAACATAATATTTTTAGAACTTGAAGGAGTTAAGGACTTCAAGGGCAAAGGAGAACAAAAATGGAAGAAGTTAAAAATCAAGGTGCAAATGGTGGCAATTCGGGCAACGGAACCGAAGGGGCAAACATTGAGATGCAACGCGAGATCGACAAAGCCGTAACAAAGGCTTTGGCTACCCAAAAAGCCAAACTCGACAAAGAGTACGGCGACAGGCAGGCAGAACTTCAAGCGAAACTCGATGCTTTTGAGAGCAAGGGCTTGACCGATGCAGAGAAAGCCGCAAAACAGATCGAAGCGGCGGCGAAGGCAGAAGCAAAGTTCAATGAGCAGTTGAAGCGTTTGGAAGTCAAACAGCAGTTTGTCGCTATGGGCGTAGAAGAAGCGGATTACTCTCCCGTTATCGACGACTTCTTCAAAGGCGACTTTACGGGTGCCACTTCCAAACTGTCGGCTATCGTTGAGAAAAAAGCAAATCAACTCGCAGAGGAGAAATTCAAAGCGAGTGCGGCGAACATCCCCGATCCGAAGACGGGTTCCGACGGCGGCGGTATGACGAAAGAGAAGTTCCAAAAACTTACCTACTCTCAACAGATGGCAGAACTCGAAAAACACCCCGAATATGCAAAATTCATCTAACAAAAAAATCATAAGGAGATAAACTATTATGGCACAGTTTGACAGCAAAACTTTTAATCCCGAAGTCTTCGGGAAATACGTTGAACGCATCCCCAATCTCACGAGAAACGAACTGTTGAAATCTCGTGCGATGGTGCAGAGGGACGAACTCAAAGCATTGTTCGCACCGCAGACGGGCGCATTCAAAGGCACCTTGCCCTATTTCGGCAAGATCGGCAAATCCACCAAGAACTATGACGGTCAGACCAACATCACCCCGAACGGAAGCGAAACCTATACGCAGACCTATATCGTCGTCGGACGTGCGGATGCGTGGACGGAAAAGGACTTCTCTTCCGACATTACGGGCGGTGTTGACTTCATGGATAACGTCGCTCAACAGTTGGGTATCTATTGGGACGAGGTTGACACCAACACTCTCACCAATATCCTCAAAGGCGTTTTCGCCATGAGCGCGCACCCCACTTTCGCAAGCAAGCACACTTACGACATTTCGGCAGGTGTGGGCGATGCGGCGAAGTTCGGCGTTACCACGCTCAACACGGGCATTCAGAAGGCTCTCGGCGACAACAAGTCCAAGTTCGCGCTTGCGATCATGCACAGCCTTGTTTCCACGAACCTTGAAAACCTCAACCTCATCAACTACCTCAAATACACCGATGCGAACGGCGTGCAGAGAGATCTGTCTATCGGCACTCTCAACGGCAGAGTTGTTCTTATCGACGACGGCGTTCCCGTTCTCGAAGTTGTCGGAACCGCAGGCGTGTACACGCTGAAAATCGACACGAACGCCGCTTCCACCGACAAGATCAAAATCTTCGGTGACGAGTGGGTTGCGGGTACGGACTTCACCGTGGGTGCGAACGCCGGTGCGACCGCTACCAACCTCAAAACTGCTCTCGCGGCAAAGACCACCGCGCCCTACACCGCCTACACCTACACGGTTGAAAGCGACACCATCACCATGACGATGAAGACCAATATCGCCGTTCCCGCGAAGCCTGCGGTTTCCAAAGTCAGCGGCACCATCGCCTTGACCTACGCCGAAGCAACCGAACCCGTTTCCGCGTACAACTATACGACCTACGTCTTCGGCGAAGGCGCGATCGAATACTGCAACGTCGGAGCGAAGGTTCCCTATGAAATGGCGCGCGATCCCGCGACCAACGGCGGCGAAACCACGCTGTACGGCAGACAGAGAAAGGTCTTTGCTCCGAAGGGTATCTCCTTCGTTGGCAATCCTTCCACCCAATCCCCGACCGACGAGGAACTCGCAACCGGCTCGAATTGGGACGTTGTGAACAACGGCAAAGAGGGCGGCTCCAAGAAGTACATCGACGACAAGGCGATTGCCATCTGCCGTATCATTTCGAGAGGTTAATGTATCATGTCACAAACGGCGATAAGAGATAGGCTGTTTATCGAACTCGGTATATCTGCCGAAGACACCGCGAAAGCGGCTTTGGCAGATAATGCCTTGTGGCAGGCGGCTGAACTCATAAAAGAAAAGCGCAGAACTGCGGAAGTAGAACCGCGCTTTGAACACATACAGTTTCAAATCGCCGTAAGGATATGGAACATTCGCGGCATCGAAGGCGAAATCTCTCACGGCGAAAACGGCATAACGAGAAGTTATAGGAGCGACGGGCAAATAGCAGACCTTTTACAAAGGGTGTTGCCGCCCGTAATTGTGGGGTGATTGTATGAGAGTAAGCACCGCAAGGAACGCCGAAAACAACAAGAACGTCATCCTCAAATATGCAAACCGAACCTCAAATGAGCCTTCCGTTTCAGATTACGGCGACGAATATTACACATACGAAGAGCCGTGCTGTTTGGAAGCGTGCGTTATGCCGTTCAAATCGGCGGTAGAAGCGAAAGCCTATGGCGTGAGCCTTGCCGGTGGTCGGAAGATCACTCTAACGCTTGAAGAAGGATCTCTGTTCAATGAGTTTACTCATATTTGGATAGAAGCGGAACCGAGCGACGAAGGCGAGTATTACGTCAAGAACGTCATACCTGCTTTGAATAGTTGTTTGTTGATAATTGAAAGGAAGGACGGGCATAATGAGTGATCCACAGAAAGCAGTTTCAAGAGCAATGAGCGGCTTGGAAAACCTTGTACAAAACATAGGCAACCTCGGCGACACAATGCTTGAAATTGCGGACGAAGGGGTTGACATTGTGAAGTCCGAAATGGAGAGATACAACATACCTACTACGGGCGATTTAGGAAACAGCATCAAGGCTACAAAGGTGGATGCTATGACCGCGCAGTTGGAAGCAGATGGCGGGCACGCTACGTTCGTCGAATATGGAACGGGTATCGTGGGGGCAAACAGTCCCCACCCCGAAGCCGCAGAGGATAGCGTTGTTTACGATAGGAACAATCACGGTGAAAGCGGTTGGACTTATCCGAAAGACGGCAGATTTTATCACACAAAAGGACAGCCGAGCAGACCGTTTATGCTGTCTGCTCGTAGCAAAATAGCAAAGCGAGGGAAAACGCTTGTAGTCAACAAATTAAAGGAGAGCCATAATGATTGATATTTTTCCGCAAATTTACGCGGGCATAAAAGCAAAACTCGGTCTTTATAGGCGATCCACGGAAGGGGCGGCATTGCTCGGAACAAGGAACATTGAGTTCCATAACGCCTATACGCGAGTAGAGCAACACTTCCCGTCCGTTACCGTCGAAGAAAAGCGTAACGCCATATCGGAAGACGAGATGGATTTGGTCGAGAAGCGCGCTGAACTCGTGTACGATGTCAACGTGTACGACAACGGCAAAAACCGCACGGAAGTATGCCGCAAAATTGCAAGCGTGATTGACGAGTACATGGCAAAGGAGATGGGCTTTCAACGCACGGTTGGAGAGCCGTTTCCGAATGTTGGCGATAGTACGATTTACAGATACCTCTTGCGTTACGAGGGGTATTGCGATACCGAAACCGGCAACATAACAAAAACAAAATAATTACAAGGAGAACAAAAACTATGAGTATTACCAATCCTGTTGCACATAGCGACAAAGGGTGTCAGTTGTGGGCTTGGAACGAAACCGCAGGTAAGTACAAGTACCTCGTTCCTGTCAGAGCGGTACCCGCGACGGGAGCCGCGCCTTCCACGATTGAAGTTACCGAGATGGACAGCCCGCGCAAGCAGTATATTTTCGACCGTGACGACACTTCCACGATGGAGTTCGACTACAACTACACGGCTGATAAATACGCCGCGTGCAAGGCGGTTCTTGACGGAGTTACCGAAAACAAGTTCCTCGTCACCTACCCCGATGGTAGCGGTGTGAAGTTTGAAGGTGCCGGTAAGACGTGGAGAGATGCGGTCAGCACCGGCGGCGAAATTGTCGGCAAGATCTCCGTCGCCGTTCTTTCTATGGACGACGTAGACGACTGCTCGTCTATCGTCGATGCAAGTACCGTCCCCGCAGGGCGCGTTTCGCCCTTCAACACCAACGAATACACCGTTTCCTTCAACCTGAACGAAGGAACGGGTACTGCGGTTGCGAGCATGACCTGCGCAAGCGGCGGTTACATCACCGTTCCCGACTGCGATGCCGTCCTTTCAAGCGACGACTTCAACTGTTGGAACACCAAAGCGGACGGATCCGGCGAGAACATTGCCGTTGGCAGTAAGTTCTACGCAAGCGCGAACGTCACCCTGTACGCCAAGTATTAAGGAGAACCTGTATGAAACTCAAAATCGCATATAACGACAAAGAATACACTCTCGGCTTTACGAGAGCAAGCGCAAAGAAAATGACACAGATCGCGGGGAAACTCAAAGATAACGACGACATCGTTGAGAATGCCGAAGTTATCATTCGCGCTTCCCTGTTCGACAAGCACGCAGACCTTCCCGAAGAAGAAGCGAAAGCGGTGGTCGGGTATATCCTCGACAACTGCCAACTTGTTGATAAGGAAGAGGAAGGAAAGACCGAGAAAGGTCTGATTACCTACCTCAACGAAATGCTTTCGGAGTGTATGCCGAAGGGTTTTACGGGAAAGACGGGAAAGGGGTTCAAGGTGGTGGATTAAGTTCCGCTCCCGTAAGGCAACCGTCTTTCAAAGAATATTGTGTTGACCTTGCAGATGCCCTTGACGACCTATGCGCTCAAATGCTCGCTGTTGGAATGCCATACGACCTGTATTGGCACGGCGAGATGGAAGCCGTTGATTGCTATCTGAACTCTTTGAAATACAAGAGAATGATGGACAATGCGGGCTACCACTTACAGGGCGTTTACTTCGTCAAGGCTCTGCAAGAAGTATTACAGTTCACAAAGAACCCCGTAGAAATCTATCCTGCATCTCCCATTGACTTGCAGGCAAAGCCGCATGAGCCTACCGAGGAAGACGAGGTTGCGGAAATGAAGGCTCAATTCGACAGAATACGAAAAGGAGTGAAGAAGCATGGATAATACCACAAACATTATCTACAACATAAAAGCGATAGATAATGCGACCGCCACGCTCAACGCGATCCACGCTTCCTTACAGGCTTTGCGAAAGCAGAGCAATGTTACTATACGCATCAAGACCGTGTATGATACGAGAAACAATATCACGAACACGGTCAAGGACGTATATAAGGCTTCCGCTACGATAAGCGCGACTGTCAAACGAACCCTTGTCGATACCTACAAAACGGTGGAAACCCACCAAACGAACGTAATCAACAAGAATAAGACCATCAACGATACGCTCAATCGGACAAAGAACGTCACGAAAGACGTTGCGAAAGGCGCAAAGGACACGAGTTCGCATTTCAGCACTTGGACGAAGAATATCGGCAGGTTTTTGAGTAGGTTCATCAATGTTCGCAGGCTCCTAAACGCGGCAGTAAGCACGTTAAAGGAAAGCGCGGAATGGACGGAGAACCTGCACCTTTTTGAAGTTGCCTTCGAGAATGCTTCCGAAGAAGCGTACAACTTCGGGGTTACTCTTTCCGAAGCGTTCGGCACGAGTTATAACGATGCCGTGCGCTATCTTGCCGTATTCCGTCAAATGACGAGTGCGATCGGCATAGCGGACAATACCGCCGCAAAGATGTCGAAAACTCTTACCGCGCTCGGCTACGACATTGCTTCCCTCTATAACTTGTCTATCGAGAGCGCAATGGAGAAACTCGAAGCGGGTATCGCCGGGCAGACGAAGCCGCTCCGTACCCTCGGTATGGATATTACGGCGCAATCGCTTGACAATTATCTATCGCAGACTTTGAAGTTGGGGAATATCACTTCAAAGCAAATGACACAAGCCGATAAGATGATTTTGAGAACCATAGTCATTATGGAGCAGGCTCAAAACGCTTACGGTGATATGGCAGAAACTATCAACACCTTTGCAAACCAAGTTAAGGTGTTGCAGGGATCCGTCGATAACTTCAAGTTGGCTATCGGCGATCTGATACAGACGTATTTCAAGCCCGTTGTTTCGTTCCTTGCCGGTATCATTATCGCAATTACAGACATTATCCGCGTTTTCGCACCTCTTGAAGACACGAGCGGCATTGATAACCTCACAAACAGTCTTGCGGGTGTTGACGAGGAACTTCAAGACATCGTGGAAACGACAGGATTGCTCTCTTTTGATAAGTTCAACGCCCTTACGAAAGGAAACTCACAGGGCGGCGCAGGCGACACAACCTCTATTCTCGAAGGCGTGTTCAGCGAGAAGTATGAAGAATATATGAAGTCGTTTAACGAAGCAATGAAGAGCGTTAAGAACGATGCAAACGAGATCGCCTTGAAGATCAAGCAATGGGTGTTCCCATTCGCAGATTGGGACGAGAAGACGGGAAAACTCATCGGAGAACTCGGAGAAGTCAACGTCGTTCTTCAACTTATTTGGACGACATTGAAAGTGATAGTTGCTATAGCCATAGCAAAAAAGGTCACGGCACTTGTGCCGATTTTGCAGAACGCCGCGCTTCAAATGAAACTTCTTTCGATGGATTGCAGAACGCTCGGTTCTTCCGTTCAGGCACTCAAAGTGGGCATTGAAGCACTTTCGGGAGTATGGGCGTTTGTGTTCATATACCTGCTCATAGATACGCTTACGCGGCTCGATCAATTATCCGAGAAGCAGAAAATCATTCGCGGCGTAATTATCGGGCTTGTGGGCGCGCTTTGGCTCTATTCAAGCGGCATGGGAATTGCGATAGTTCAAACTGTCAAGTTCGCATTCGTTGCGATTGCAAATGCGATAAAATCGCTCAATACGCTTACGGCAAACATTCTCGCAAAGCACGTTCCCGCGCTATTGAAGTTTTCGGGAACCATAGGCGGTTTGATTGTCGGAATAGCGGCTCTTGCGGCGGGTATCACCTACTACATTACGAGCATGGACAAAATGAGTACGACAGCGAAGGTGCTGATCCCGATCATTGCCGCACTTTCTGCGGTGTTCGTTGGTTTGGCTGTTGCAAAAGCGGCGGCGGCGGCAGGCATTGCCGCTCCTGTTATGGCGGGCATCACGGCGGCGGCATTGACCGCAGGCATTGTTCTCGCGGCAGGTACCGCAATGGCTGTCGGCAAATACGAAGAAGGCGGCATCCCGCCCAAAGGTCAGATCTTCATTGCAAACGAAAACGGCAAGCCTGAACTTGTCGGCAATATCGGCGGCAATAACGCAGTTGCGAACAACGACATGATCGTTGCGGCTATTGAAAACGCCGCGTTCCGTGGTTTCCTGCGGGCTATCGACACGGCAGGAGAAGGCTCTTCTTCTGCTTCCAACAAGGACATCGTGCTTGTCGTAAGCGGGAAGGAACTCGCAAGAGCAACCGCCGTAGATATGGCAAACGAGTTCGGAAGGCGCAATATCAAAATAAAGTAAAGGAGTTGAACAATGGCAAACAATGTTTTGACAGATATAACTATAAACGGCTATGTGTTTAAGGGTTATTCCGACTTTGCCTGCATCAACTCGAAGACGTATGTGGTGGAGCCGGAACGTGCAAGCGACGGCTCCATTCCTGATATAAACGCTTATCAAGTGTTCTATGTACCGCGCGTGAAGATCTCTTTCAAATACATGAAAATCGAGGATTACCAACGCTTCTTGGTTGCCATAGAGCCGAACGAGTTTATCGTCAGTTACTTTGATTATACCAAAGGCGATACGGTGTATCACAAGATGTACTGCGAGCCGCAGGAACTCGAAAAACTGCATTCTCACAGGCTCGAAGTCCTCGGCGTTTTGAACAAAGAAATAAGCCTTATCGGAACGCTTAACAGCCTTGAAACATACGCCCTTACCTATATGGCGAATGGCGGCAACGGAAGCGAGCAAGGTCAAGCCTTTGTTGCGGGCGAAACTCTCCGCATAAGCGCGGGAACCAACCTTTATAGGGCGGGTTATTCTCTCCAAAAGTGGAATACGAGAGCGGACGGCACGGGATTGGATATTATGCTCGGATCTTACAAGGTTGCGGAAGACAGCAATCTTACGCTTTATGCCGTATGGTCGCAGGACAACAACCACACAATAACCTTCGACTATAACGGCGCAGTAAAACCCGCAGGAGCGAGCGATGCCGATTGGATTGGAAGCAAGACCGTTGAATACAACGGGAGCATCGGAGAACTGCCGAAGCCGTCTATAAGCGGTCATACGTTCAAGGGGTGGTACGTCTATCCCGAATACGAACCGAGCAAATACAATGATAACGACACCTATACCGTAAAGGGATCCGTCACGCTCGTTGCGAAGTGGGAGTAAGGCGATATGAATAAACTGAACTTCCCGAAAATCTCAATAAGGTACGTCGTCGGAGTAGATATATCCTGCTCCGCAACCACCCTTACGCACGAACTTGGGCGGCAGTCCGACATTACCAAAGACGGCGTTTCTATCGACGGCGTTCAAACCGATAAAAGCGGCAAGAAAGGATTTTTTTTGAGCGGCGGGAGCGTGGACGACGTATCGGGCGAAGTGAGCGGGTGCCTTATGGATGGCACTTACACCTTTTTCGACGACGTTGAAAAATACCACGGCGTTATCGGAAACGTGTTGAGCGGAAACGACTACACCTTTGCTTCGGAGCAGTCAATCACCGTAGCAAGGGCGCACACAGGCGACTACATAACCGCCATCGCAATCTATTTTGACGACATCGCGGGAGAACACGCAACGAATATTGTTTTCTCGACGGAGCCGGGAACAGTTTATAAAAACAACAACTCGGTTTTCGTAAAATCGTTCGGGCGCGACAGTACGGTTACGAGCGTGAAAATCTCCTTTACGAAGTGGAGCAAGAAAAACTCTCTCGCAAAGGTTCTCAAAGTAGTTACGACTATATCGGGCGAGTATGACTACCGAACTATCAAATCAATCGCTTTTTCGGACGAGAAGATCTCCAACGAAGAAGACGTGTCTTTCGGAGTTACAAGTCAGTTCTGCGACTTCTCGCTCATTGACAAAAACGGCTTGATAAAGGCACTTCACGCAACGAATATCCTTATGGACGATGCGGTTGCCAATATATACCTCGTCAACACGGTTGAGAAGGATATATACGATCCCGTAACGGGGCAGACGGGGCGTGGCTTCGTCGATACGGAAGACAAGATCGGAGAGTTTTATCTTTCGACATACGAAAACGAGCGCGGTACTACGAATTGGGATTTTTCTCTTGTTGACAAACTCGAAAAATTCAAAGAAGAAACGATCGCGCCCGAAGAGGTTGCAAGGAGAACATTGTACGACATTGTGAGCGTTATCCTCGGCAGAATGGGCTTCTCGGAAGACATTATCGAGTGGGAAGCGAACGCGCGCGCTTTCTGCCGCGCAAAGGTCATACCGACCTCTTACATTGAGCCGAACCAATACGCCTACGATGTTCTTTGCAAATGTTGTGAAGTTGGACTGCTCCGCGTGTTTATCAATCCGCAAGGCAAGGTCAGAGTGGAAAGGGGGCTGTAATATGGCTATTGTTATCAACAAATCTCAATACAGAAACCTCTCTTGTAAACTCGGCAAGAAGAACTATATCAACACAGTCAAAGGCGTTGAGTACAAAATCGACACGACGAGCAACGTCACATTCGAGGAAGGCGGCAAGGAGTGTACACCCGCACAACTCTCTGCAACGAACCACACGAACAAATACGGGTATAGAATTGACGTTTCTTTGTTTGGCGCAGGTCTTATTATTACGGACAGGATTTATCTGCGAAACGAGGTTACTTACATAAAAGGCAGTTACAACTTCAATCTGTCCGGCAGAACACTTACGAACTACACGACAGCCGTAAGAGCGACGTACAATCTTGAATATAAGTCGTATGAAAACACGAGCAACCTTATCGGAAGCGGCAACTACACCTCTTCGGGCAGGGTGTTCGATGCGATCAAAAGCGAGAACAACCGTCCCACTACCGATACAGACTACGACGGAAGCACAAGCGGGATGATCCCGCACGGGGAAGCGAAGACGACGGGTAGCGGGCTTGTGTCAAATAGCACCTGCCCGACCTGCTCCATTCCTACTCAATACTGCAACGTCGTTTTCTTGCGAAAGGAAACGCCCGCAGGCTCGGTGAACCCCGTGTATTACTACCGCGTTGATTACTGCTTTGTGATTTCTTCGGGTTGGAACGTGACGGACATCAACTTTTGGGGAACGAAGTCGTACCACAACTATTATCACGAGGTTTCCAAGATTACGATCTCCGTAACGGGCACCACGGTCGATAAAGAAGAAATCGAAGTATCGGTCGGCGGTAGCGATGCACAGGGCGCGAAAATTCTTGAATTGCAGACAAACGAACTCATGCAATCGTCTATGAGCAATAACACGCTTTCATTTACAGGCGTTGCGAACGAGATCATAAACGCCTATAAGGACAACCGCCTGATCGCAACCTTTGATCTTGTAAATAACAGAAAGTACGCAATCGACGGCGTTGAGCGGTATCTGCGTGCGGGCGACCGTATTAAGATAACAGACCTTGAAGACAATTTCATTTCGTCGCAAGGTGCGGTCAACGGGAACGAGTTTGAGATTATCAAAGCAAATTCGCGGTGGAACGGTTTTTTCTACAAAGAGATTACCGCAAAGGAGATCCTTTCTTCCTCAACGCCAACGCCGCAACAGTACGAAATCGACTATACCACGCAGGGGCAAGGCTCTTCCGCTTCTATCAACTTCGTTTGCGACGGAACAGCCGCCGAGGGCGACAACGTGTCGTTCACGGCTTCCTTGCTCGACGATACGCTTGAAATAACCAATGTGATTATTTATAAGCAAGACGGAGAAGCCGTAAGCGGATTAACGAAGAGCGGAAATGTGTATTCCTTCACGATGCCCGCTTCCCCCGTTATGGCGACATTCATCCTTAATGCAAAGACCTACAACCTGTATATCACGCGCGGGGTTGGATCGAATATTACAGTTACACGCACTTCCTCACCCATTAGGGGCGCGGCTACGGGCACTCTTTCAAGCGGCGCGAAGATCTACTATGGTGATGTTCTTACCGTTTCTGTATCGGCACAGACGAACTATAAGAATGCAACCTACACGGGGTTTACGTCGGGCGGCTCCGTAAGCGGGAATGTGAGCATCGTAAGTAGCGCAACGCCGTATGCGTGGACTACCGTGTATTCGGGTTCAGCAGAAGGCGTTACAAGCCACGGATCCTTTGCGACCGTCACGAACGGGCTTGTAAACTTTACCGCCCCTACGAGAATAACGGGTTATGCGATGTGGTATCAAAACTATCAAACTATGGGACAGTACCCTACGCCGCACTTCACGTCTGTTCAACTCGGCGGCAGTAGCACGGAGATCGCAAGCGCGTTGACCTCGGATAGTTACAGTTTCAAAAAGACAACGGTCGAAGCGTACCTCGACAGTTCTGCGGGAATTAAAATATGCGCCTACGGATCGCAAGGACGTACAGGAGTATCATACGTCACGGCAAAATTCTTCATTACGAAGATAGAACAGTATTGTTAAAGGAGATGAACTATGGCAGAGTGGAGCCAAAACCCGTCATATACGGAACTTGAAGACATAATGGTCGAGAAAGCCACGAGAAAGGTTGGATTGACCGCAGAACAGTTCAACAAAGTAATGGAGAACATTCGTTACTTGAAGAACCTGTACGACCTGTATGCGGTCGAAATCGGCACGATACAGACCGTTTACGCCGCGCCGGGAACGCCGTTTGACGTTTCAATTACGCACAGGCAGGTTCAGAGCGGCGACGATATTCTCGATTATCTCGATTTCGTGTTTACCATTGCGGTAGCAGAGATCTCTACGTCCGTAAGTTCGAGAAGTGTTGCGGCGAGCGCGCCCGCAAAGGCGACCGTTACTTCCACGCCGTTGCCCGACAGAAAGGGCTACAACTTCGCGTTCGATTTCGAGATCCCGAAAGGAGAAGTCGGAGATGCCGAGTGTTCTTCGAGTTCGAGCGGCGGCACGGTAAACTACACGCTTGTTCACGATACGGACAAGACCTTCACGTCGTCTTCGATTTCGCAACTGAACCTTACCATACCGGCGGGGGTTTCTCACGGCTTCTTTGCGGGTGTAAACTTGAAGGTCAGCAACACGCCGACCGTCTTGAACTTCGTCAACAACTCTTCCTATCCGCTCAAACTCATGCGTAGAGCGACAGGCGTAAGCGGTTACTCGCTTTCTGCCGGTAAGACGGCGATGCTCGTAGTTACCTGCGACGGGTTGAACGTGTGTTGCAATCTGATAGAGGTATAAACGGATGGCAAATAACTTTTTGCGATACAAGTATTACCTCATAACGCGGGCTTCTGCGGTTGAACTTGAAACCGCCGTCGAAGAGATCTTCGGAACGCTCGGCTTCTTCCCAAAAGCGAAGTTGGCGAACGCAATGAGTTTCAACACGGACTTTAAGGGCGATTTCGTAACGGAGTTTACGGCGTTGCTCTTGACGTTGTTGAAGACGGAAATCCCGATGGAAATGAAAGGAGCCGTCGAGCCTACGGCGAAGATCTCCGAGAGTATGAAGACGGAACCGCAACTTATGGGAATGATGCATGGGGTTTCGTTTGAAGGAAAGGTGAGCGAAACGGAGCACACGGGAATGAACACGAGCGCAGATATGGCTCTGTCGGCTTCAATATACCTTCTGCGGCACGTTTACAGTATCGTCCTGAATTGGACTGCTTCAAACGAAATAAGAGCGCATCCCGCCTTGAAGGACACGCTAAAAACGGGCGCAAAAGCAGAGATCATCGGCACGATTACGGCATACCCGAAAAGCACAACGCCCATAAAAACGGGGTTGCTCGCGGACGGGACTATGACGGTCGAAGCGGAATTGAGCGTTGCAGATCTATTGAAGACGGAACCGCGCATTGTCGGTACGGGCAACATAGAAGCGTTGGCGCAAGCGATAGAAACCGCTCGGACACAGCCGAAAGTCGATGGTGCGTTGGGCGTAACGCCGGGCATAACGCTCTACAAGATCTCGCAACTATCGGACTACGACAGCGAAACTCTCGGCGATATGGATAGCATGAGCCTTGATGCTCTTGACTATATAGAAATCTAAAAACAATAAAAGGAGAATAAAACTATGGCTATCACCAATTACACAGCATCCCAAGTCCTTAACGCTATGTGCGGTAAGGCGCAGAACGCAACTCTCGCAAGTTCGGCGTATTTGGCTTTGTCGAAGACGGAGCCTACTGCCGCAGGCGGGAACGTGACGGAGCCGAGCGCGGCGAGTTATCACCGCAAGTGTATCGGCATCTACGGACAGGCGGGAACACAACTCATGGGAACGCCCTCTGCCGGTGTCATCACCAACAGTCAGGAGATCCACTTCGACGAAGCGGAAGAAGCATGGGCTACCCAAGAAGCACCTTTGACCTATGCGTGCCTGTTCTCTGCCGCTTCGGGTGGCAATCTGCTCGCTTATGGTCTTCTCGGCAAGACTGTTGAAGGCGTGTGGACGGCGCAATCCATCGTTCCCGTTGCAAACACGGCGGTCATTATCAAGGCGGGCGACTTGAAGATTAGTCTTACCTAAAAGGAGATAGACTATGGCGAAATCGACCTACCTTAATTTGGAATTGACGGACACCAACACGCCGCTATTCCGCGATTATCGTAAGGCGTTGAACGGCGTTGGGGAAGGCGCAAACCAATCCAACGCCCAACTCGTCGATGGTTTCGCGGGAAAGTTCGCGGGCGGTTCGAGCGGTCAATATTTGAAGAAGAGCGGAGCAAACAACTTCGTTATGGAGTGGGAAACACCCGACAGCGCGCCGACGGAAGATAGTCAAAAACTGTTGGAAAGCGGAGCCGCGTTCACCGCTATCGCAAACGCAAAAGCGGCTGTTGACACGGGATCCCGTGTTGTTGTTGCGACAAACGGAGCAGTATCGCAAGAACTCGCTCCCGACAAGTTCTACTCTTTTACGGGTACGTTGACTTCGCTCACGCTTACGCTTGGTAGCGAGGTTTCCGGCAGAGAGAACGAATACAAAGGGCAATTCTCTACGGGCGGTACGGCTCCGACCGTCACCTTCCCGAACGGAGTTTCTTGGGTTGGCGGCACGCCCACCATTGAAGCAAACAAAACGTACCAATTCAGCATCCTCGACAACATAGGCGTGCTTGTTGGCGTATAGGCGGTGAACTATGAAATGTGAGAACAACAATCTCTCTGTTATTCAGGGAGATATACTTGAAGTCTATTTTGTTTTAGAAAACATCTCTTCGGAAGAGATCTCCAAAGTGGTCTTTTCTTGTGCGGAACAGGATCTCGAAGCAGAGTGCGACTATTCCGCTTCGCAGGAAGGCTACGGCTTACGCCTTGAAAGCGACGTTACGAAGGATTTGAAACCGTGTCAAAGCCGTTATGATTTGACGGTCAGGTTCGCGGACGGAAACGATCTCACCGTCGTTTACGAAGGCGTTTTTGCGGTCTTGGAGAAGAGAAACGCTATTCGCGGGGGTGACAATGGTGAGCAAGCCTAAACTTATCATTAAGGTCGCCCGTAATGCAAGTGTAAGCGTTCATTCGGAACGCAACACAAGGGTAAGAGTGAAGTTGTCGCACACGATCGTAACGACCGATTATGCCGACCTCGACAATAAGCCGCGGATAAACGGCGTGGAGTTAGTCGGCGACCTGTCTTTTGGCGATTTGAAACTTCTCTCTTCCCTTCTTGCAAACTACGAAGCGGCAACGATCTCGGAAGAAGCGGAAGGCGGGTATATCCTTGTCTTGGACGATAACGGAGAAAAGAAGATCCCCGTTGCAGACTTCCTCGAAGCAGTCGCTTCTGTCGATACGGGGAAAGCCGTCGAGATTGATGGCGACGGCACGATTAGTCAGGAACTTTCGCCCGACGTGTTTTACAATTTCACGGGCGACTTGACTTCGCTCACGCTTACCTTCGCGGAGCAATCCGAAGGAAGGGCGAACGAGTATAAGGGACAGTTTACCACGGGGGCATCTATCCCAACGGTTTCCTTCCCGAACGGCGTTTCTTGGGTTGGCGGCGAGTTCCCCGAATTGGAAACGGAGAAGACGTATCAATTCTCCGTATTAAATAATGTGGGGGTTATTGTTGGCGTATGAGCGTATTCAGACGAATGCTTTTAATTGCAAAATTGGCAGAGGACACAGGCGGGAGCATAATTCTCGACTTTACAGGGGGCGTTCTTACGCTCAATCACGAAGGACGTGGGAACAAAATCACGGTATCAAATAGCGAGGTGACAATCCATGAGTAGTAGAAATTTAACGATAGACGGAACGCAGTTGACGGGTGTAACAAAGATAAAGGCACTCGATACAAACACACAGCAACTTGTCGATTTCGTCGATACGAGCGATGCAAACGCGGTTGCGGGCGACATCGCGGCAGATAAGACCGCCTATGTGAACGGCGCAAAGATTATCGGCACAAACACCGGCACGCAACCAAATGACCTTGACGGTCTTGTCGATGGGACGATTACGGCGTTCGTTATGCCTTCGGGTAAAACGAAGATTGCGCAGTATCGTTTTTATCAAATGACCGCGCTTCGGACAGCGAACCTCGGCGGCGCAACGAATGTTGAACAGTACGCCTTCGATGGTTGTACCTATTTGGCGGTCGCGCTTCCTACCTCTCTCACGAACGTCGGTCAATATGCGTTCCGCAATGCGGGCAACAATAGCGGGCAGACTTTCATTTTGGCACCCGCGAACAAATGCTCGGTTGGCAACTATGCGTTTTATACGTCAAAGATTGCAAAGGTGAACGGGAAGTACAATTCTTTCGGTTCATACGCATTCTATCAATGCCAATCGTTGACGGAGATCAATGTAACGGACTTGACGAGCGTGGGCGATTATGCTTTCCAAAACTGCTATGCGGTCACAAAACTGCACGCGCCCATAAAGGGAAGTGTTGGGACATACGCCTTCTACAACCTTTACGCATTGAGCGACATAGACCTAACGGGATCCGTCATTACGTCTATCGGCAGTTATGCTTTCTCGCGCTTCGCGAGCAACAGGAGCAATCCGTCGAGCAACGTCATTACGCTTGACCTGCGCAATTCGACCTTCACGAGCATTCCACAGTACGGCTTCGGAAGCGACACGTCTTCAAGCACATACAGGAACAAGTATATGGTTTTGAAGTTCCCTTCGACCATCGCAAGCATTCAAGGGTATGCCTTCTCGTACACAGACAACTGCGAGTTCTTCTTTACAGGCGCAACGCCGCCCGCCCTGTCGGTTACTACCGCATGGAACGGCGCGACGAATTACAAAATCTTCATTCCGTATCAACACGTCGATGCGTACAGGAAAGCGACAAATTGGACGGCGCAATCGTCTTATATCAAAGGCTACGCTCCTGCGAACACCTTTGAAACGGGCGACACCCTGCCTACGATCAACGCGGAAGGCTACGGCTTGACTTGGTACAGCGACAAGGCTTGCACCGTGCAGGTTACAACCGTTGCAGATGCGACCTCGGAACTGTATTGCGTTGTCGGTGCCGTGAAACTTGCCTACGAAATTGCGGGGATTACCGCAATGGATTGCAACGTCGTTATCACGGACGGCGTAAATACCTATGCGCAGGGCGACGTGGTTATGAAAGACACCGTGCTTACGATTACGGGCGTTCCGACGACTTCGGGCTATGTACCGTATATGTTCAAAGTGAACGGCTCCGACTTTACGCCGGGCGACACGTTGACGGTCGATGGCGATGTTTCCGTTACCGCAATCTATTGGGACGGCGAGCATATCCCCGTCAATCCGACGTTCAGCGAAAACACTTGGTCTATTATCTTCTCTGTATTCAGAGCGGGAAACGCATCGCAGTTTTGGAGCGTTGGCGACACGAAGCCTGTAACGCTTACCAACGGTGAAACATACCACATCCGCATTGCGGATATGAAGACGGGAAGATACGCCCTTGCGGACGGATCGGGATCCTCGAATGGTGTGCTTGAATTTGTCGAACTCTATTCGACATACAAGTATATGAACTCGTCAAACACAAACGCGGGCGGTTGGGCGAGTTGCTATATGAAGAATACTGTTATGCCCGAACTTTACGCCCTGCTTCCTTCCGATTTACAGGCGGCAATCTCCGAAGTTACCGTGTTGAGCGGTACGGGTAGCGGATCTTCGAGCGGTACGTCTTCGAGTTCCAACAAACTCTTCCTGCCTTGCGAATACGAAATTTTCGGAACGCAGACAAGGGGTATTGGTATCTCCGAAAGCCCGCTCGGTCAGTTCGATTGGTACAACTCGCATAACACCGCCGCGAACCGCATCAAGAAGAAACTTGATAACACCGCGTATTATTGGTGGTTGCGTTCTCCGAGGTCGGGTAATAGCCTTAATTTCGTCTTTGTCGACCCCGACGGCACCGTCTCCAACGGCGGCGCGAGCGGCACCAGCGGCGTGTCCCCCTGCTTTGCAATTTAATCAATCTTATCAAGAAATCGCCCCACGACAAAGTGGGGCAAGGAGAGAAGTATCATGTCAAGCGTGAGAAAAAACCAACGGAAAGACAGCAAAACGCAGTTTATCGACACGGCGAGAGAATTGGTTGTACATACTCTCGCCTATGCGAAGAAGTTTCCGAAATCTGCCATGTTCCTGTTGACGAAGGATATTGTCGATTTGAGCAGAGATATTTATAAGTGTGTCGTCTGCGCAAACAGGTTCTTCCCGAAGAACGGAGAAACGGACAGGATCGAAAGATATAAACTGTTCACGCACGCGCTTGGTCGCATCGACACGCTTGACTGTTTTCTCGGTATGGCGAAAGATGCCTATGGCGGTCTGAAAAACGCCAAAGGCGAGCCGATCATAAGTGAATATGGTTGGCTTCATTGGGGCGAACTTCTCGACAAAGAAGCAAACTTCATTAAGAAGGTATTATCAAGCGACGGAAACGTCGGCTTGTAATGCGGGTTGCACACCGTATATCCGTCAGGTGGTTGCGTTCTCCGAGGTCGGGTAATAGCAATAATTTCGTAATTGTCAACAACGACGGCAACGTCAACAACAACAACGCGAACAACACCAACGGCGTGTCCCCCTGATTTGCCTACGTCAGTCAAAGTAGCCTTATGGCGAAATCCGTACTTTTGCAAAGGGGTGTGTGACCATTCGCAGAGCAATCTGCGACGAATATGTGATGCGGTTTGCCCGGCTGAACGCTTCTTGCATTGCGGAAGATGGTGGTAGTTCCGTTTAATAGCCGTTGGCAATGGTGGCAATATCCACCCCGACAAAAGCCTCACGCATCACCCTATAAAAAGAAAGAAGGAAGGCATGAATAGCGAAGAAAGACACAAGGCGAGATATTTACGCAGGAAGGCAAAACGTGACGAAAAGAAAGCGGCGGCTATGCGCGAATACGACAACTTCGATAAAGTGTTTACCTTCGACAACCTATGGAAAGCGTATCGAAAATGTGTTTGCGGCGTTGGTTGGAAGGCGAGTACGCAGATCTACCGCAACCGCCCGATAACGAATATCGCCCGCGTTTTGAACGCTCTCCGTAGCGGAACATACAAAAGCAAAGGGTTTTACGCCTTTACAGTCATAGAGCGCGGTAAAACCCGACATATCAAAAGCGTTCACATATCGGAACGGGTTGTGCAACGATGTTTATGCGACAATTCGCTTATACCCGCATTTATCGCAACCTTGATATACGATAATGGGGCGTGTATGAAAGGAAAAGGTATCGACTTTGCAAAGGACAGGGTGAACTGTCACTTGCATCGTTACTACCGGCAAAACAAAACCAACGAGGGGTATGCCTTGTGTTTAGACTTTTCGAGTTACTTTGACAGAGTGCTACACGAAAAGTTACGGGAGATAATCACACGGCAATACACCGACGAGAGAATTATCAAACTGTATATGCACTTCGTAGATATGTTCGGAGAAATCGGCATCGGTCTTGGTTCTCAAATCTCGCAGATAAGCGCGATCCGCTATCCGAGCGAGTTGGATCATACGATAAAGGAGAAACTTCGAGTTCGTTTCTACGGGCGGTATATGGACGATAGTTACCTCGTACATAAGGATAAGGCTTATTTGTGGTACTGCAAAGGCGTAATCCGCGAGATCTGCGATAAGTACGGCATAGTCCTGAATGACCGAAAAACGCGGATCTATAAACTCTCAAAGGGCTTTGCCTTCTTGAAGTTGCGGTTTGTGCTTACGGACAAGGGAGAGGTCTTGCGCATACCCGATAAGGAAGGATCCGTAAGAGCGCGGCGAAAAATCAAAGCGTTCGTACGTTGGTTGCAGACCGGCAAAATGGTCTTGAATGATGCAACTTGCTCCGTCAACGCTCACTTGGCGCACTATAAACGGAGCAACGCGCGCCGAACCGAAAGGAGTATCAAACGGTACTTCCAAAAAGCATTAAAACAGATAGGAGAACAGTAATTATGGCAGTAGTAGAACAACACCCTTATATCGACGAAAAGCGCAAAAAGCACAATGACCTCATGAAGCATTACAGCGACGAGGGAAAAACGATCATACAACTTGAAACGGGCATCGAGTATGAAGAAGCGATTGATACTTACCCCTGCAAATATACCTACGTTGAAAAGGTGGAGCCGGAAGAAGAAGGCGCGGAGGTAGAAGATGAAGGAAGTGGTATCGAAGCCGACAATTCATAGCAGAGAGTTTGCAGGACGAGAAGACATAACAACACTCTTGATTACAGCCGAATGCAAGAAGATCGAGTATAAAGCATTTTGCGATTGCCCGAACCTTGCAAGCGTTGTGATCGAAGACAGCAACGAGCGTATTGCCATCGAGTTCGATGCCTTTAAGGGGTGCAAATCGTTGGTTATGCTCGAAACTCAAAGACCTGTGTATTTCTTTTGCGACGTAAACATTAAAAGGAGAATACACTATGGAAAACGAAAAGGAACTTGACATTCAACTCACGCTCAACAGTCATAAGCACGAGATAGCGAGCCTAAAACACCGCATGGACGACGTAGAGAAAAAGCAAGATGAAATCTACGAACTCACAACTGCGGTAAACAAACTCGCCGTAAGTGTGGAGTTTATGGCGAAGGAGCAATCCGAACAAGGCAAACGTCTTGATACGCTCGAAAAAGAGCCTGCCGAAAACGCGAAGTATTATCGGCGCACGATTATCTCGTGCATAATCACTTCCGTCGTAGGGGCGATTATCGGCGCGTTGATAGCGTTGTTGATACATTAAAGGAGAAACGACATGGAAAATCTGCTCTTATTCTTTCAAAAGTACGGGTTGGCGATCACCCTGATCGCTATCGCAGGTATCGCAATTTTGGGGATCCTCAAATATTGCAACCTGTTTAAGAAGATCGAAGAAGGCAAGCGGCACTACATATATTTGGCGATCTCCATCGGTTTTTCGGTGGCGGCGACCATAATCTACCTGCTTATCATAAAGCGGTTCGATTGGACGTATATGCTGATAGTCGCTTCCGCAATCTACGCGCTTAACCAAACATTTTACAACATTTTCAAGGTTACGCCCGTAAACGAACTGATCGGCAAACTTCTCGATTTTATCAAGAAACTGCTTGCGAACGCAGGCAACAAGCCGCCCAACGATGGCGAATGAAAACAAAGGCACCCACCGCATAAGTGAGTGCCTTTTTTTACGCTACGAGGTACGCAACGCGCTTTCCTCTTTCGAGTTTCAGGGTAATTGTGAGTTCTTTCGGCAAAGGTTCATTTACTATTGATACTGAATGTTCCTGTAA